AAACCGCCAAAGGGAAAGAACTGGTCGCCACCTGCGCTAAAAGATATGCTTGAAAATGTACACTATATCGGGAAAGTCAAGTGGAACTGGCGAAAAACAGTAACCATCGTTGAAGATAGCGAAATTGTGAATACAAGGCCAAAAGCAAAGATCGGTGAATACTTGATTTATGAGGGCAGACACGATGGCATCATTTCCGAAGAACTGTTCAACGCAGCCCAAGAAAAGCAAGGTAGGAACCATCGTGCAAAACCAACTACCAAAATTAGAAATCCGCTTGCAAGCATACTGTTCTGCAAGAAGTGTGGACGGGCAATGTCTTTAAGAACCTACAAGAAGAAAGACGGAACCGAAAAAGCCCCGCCACGCCTGTTATGTGATGGGCAAACTTACTGCAAAAGCGGTTCTGTGCTTTATGATGAAATGATAGACCGTGTTTGTGCAATCCTTGAACAGTGCATTGAAGATTTTGAAATCAGGATGCAGAACGATACCGGGGATTCTGCAAAGCTTCACGCAAAGCTTGTTAAGAACCTGGAAAAGAAACTGAAGGAACTGAACGCAAAGGAACTTGCCCAATGGGAAGCCCAGTCTGACCCCGACCCAGACAAACGAATGCCACAACATATCTTCAAACAGCTAAACGAAAAGCTGCTGAAAGAAAAAGAAGAAGTTCGGCAATCGTTATGCAAGGCGCAAGAATCTATGCCAGAGCCAGTAGACTACGAAGATAAAATCAAACATTTCAGCGATGCACTTGCCGCTTTGCGTAATCCTAATGCGGACGCAGCAGAAAAGAACAAACTTCTAAAACGCTGTATTCACCGCATAGAATATAACCGGGATAAGCCAGAGCGAATCAAAAGCCAACAGGTGCGATACTATGACAAGGAACAAAAACGCACACGCTGGAAATCCCCACTTAACACGGGTGGCAACTGGACTACTCCCCCAATCGAATTAGATGTAAAGCTAAAAGTTTAATTTTAGCTTTGCACCCCTATTCCATCATGGATGAACAAATGAACCTGCACATTCATGATGGAACTACCGATACACATAGAAGCACCGCCTAAATGGCGGTGCTTCTCGATTGTCTGGATTGTCCATTTTGGAATCCGTTTTGTGTATGTAAACTATATCCCATGTGATATATAATAACACCATCAAGAACAGCCACCCCCGACATCGAAAGGAGAAACACCATGACAGCATACGCAATCAACTACACTTGCAAGGGCAAGACCTACTGGACGAATGTAGATGCGAAAGACCTCAAATCCGCAAAGAAGAAGCTTGGCAAGAAGCACGGCTACAAGGACGGAAGAATGATCAAGATTCTCTCCGTTTCCGTTATCGGCTACTTTTAACGAAAGGGGCAATCACAATGAAGCAGTTTAGAATCCGTGGTACATGGTATACCGTCAAGGCAACTTGCATCAGGCAAGCACTTTTGAAGTTGGTGGACGGTGAAGGTGATTTCACCTACACGCCCCATTGGTTCACCAGAAGCAACCGCAAGTCCTATGCCGAATTTGAAACAAGTTACGGTTACAAGGGCGTAATCGAAGAAGTTTAATAGCAACACCTGGCCTACCGGGAATACGGGGAGAAAGGATAGAACAAAATGACCAAACAATTACTAAAGACATTCAACGGCTATGTTATCACATATCATTCTGAGCGCAAGGTAAATCCGTTTGTAATAACATACCATGGCAAGGTTGTAGAAAGATTTGCAGATTTCAGCAGTTCTATGTGGTGGGTGTATAATCGTATTCCAAACTTCGAAAGGATGAAAGAATAATGACCGAAAAGAAAACAAGTGCCGCACAGCTTCGGGCGGCGCAGAAGTACAAGCGGGAAAAAATCAAGCGCATCACTGTTGACTTTTCCCCCGCTGAAGCTGAAATGTGGGAACACCTGAACCGCCAACCCAAGAAGCAAACCTACATAAAAGACTTGATTCGGGCTGATATTGAAAGGGGTAAAAATGGATAACAAAGGGAAGTTCAAAGCCGGGACACGCTTCAAAGGTAATGTCAGCGGTGCAGAAATGGAAGTTGTTGAAATCCGGGGCAATTATGTTCTGATTCGTGATTTGAAAACTGGAATGCTTCATGTTCACGGCATGCGGATGCTTGAAAAGTGCGATGTGACCATTCTTGAATAAAACAAAAAATTGGGGGAAAGGCTGTGAAGCCATTCCCCCTTTTCGTTTCGCTCTATGCGGTTTTTATTTTGCCTATGCCCTTTTTCATCCGAAAGCTAAAAACGGCACAGAGAGCCGCCCAAAGGCTGACTGTCAGCCTTTAAGCAGTTTGCTCCATGTGTTCTTACCGACAACGCCATCAACGAACAGCCCTTTGGCTTTCTGGAACGCACGTACAGCCCTTTCAGTTGCACCACCGAAAGAACCATCAACGCCATATTCCGTCTTGCCACTGGCAGATGTCATCTTGTAGCCAAGAGCCTTTAACAGTCTTTGCAAGGTCTTGACTTGCTCACCTTTTGCCCCGTTTTCAAGTTCAGTCAATTCGATGTTCACGGTCTTTTCCCCCTTGGAAGTAGTTTCGGTAGCCGTTTCTTTCTGCGGTTCCTGCTTTGTTTCCTCTGCCTTTTCCACTTCTGCATCATAGAGCGGTCTACCATAGCCGTAGATTTTGCTATACGACAGAGAATAAGACTTCTTGCGGACACAACCTCCATTGGCTACTACACCCGCAGCACTGGAAGTGTTGCCCTCAATCGTATAGACCTTATTTGCATCAACCTTGTAGACAAGTCCAGTGTGTGCAACATCGCTTGCCGTGCCAAAGAAGATTTGATCGCCAACTTTCGGTGTGGTGAAAAACTGCCCCTTCTTCTTGTAGTATTGGGAAGAAGCGGTACAGCCAGCACCGTAGCTTTTCATGGGCTGACAAGTCAGGAAAAGCGCACCTTCTAAGCCAAAAGCCTTAACAAAGCACCAGTCAACGAACATATCGCACCAGGCATAGCCGTTTTTCTTGCCATTATAAAAGCCCGTGATTGCGTCCAGATCACGGGCGTATTTTGTCCAGTTTCCATCACCAGCGTTTGCGGTGAAAGAATCAAGCTGGCTGTTGGTTTCCTTTTCCAGATAGCCGACTTCTGCTTCTGCAATTTTGATAAGTTCGCTTGCTAAGTACATTGTTATTCACCGCCCTTTGCTTTGGGTTCAGTGTAGGTCATTGCAAGTTCGGAATCGTCCAGGGTGGCAGTAGTGGGGTCATTGACAACGCCCAGGATTGCCAGCACCGCAAAAACGGCATTGACAACAGCAAGAAGCTGATTGCCCAAGTCGCCCAAGTCAAGATTGAAGCCGAACACGTTGGCAACAACCTGAATCAGCAACAACAGTGCCGGGATGATTGCCACCCAAAAAGCCTTGTTCTTCAGTCGTACAGTCCAATTGATTTTCATAGTAAGTACCCCGCTTTCTTATCTGTGATATTGTTCAAGGTCATCAATTCTATGGTTTGCAACCTTGATTTCTTCTTCAATTACCGCTTCATGCTTTTCAAGGTTGTAAACACGTTCAATCACATTGTTATGCTTTTCAACCTTTGCTTCTAGCTGCTGAATACGGTAGTTTGTGAGTTTGTTAGCGGTCAGAATGCCGCACAGCGAACCGCCCAGCGTTCCGACCAGTGACAGAATTGCCACAATCACTGCTTCAGTCATTTTCCCTTTTCCCTTCCCTACTGTTCTACTATTTTGACAACCGCTTCTTTGAGTGCGTCCAGTTCTTCCCTTAAAGCCTTGATTTCGCTTTCCTGCTCTGCGATTTTCTGCCGATTCATCTGAATCATTTTGGTATTCAGGGCGATAAACTCAGAATACCGCAGAGAATACAGATATATGGGGTTCCCGTCTTCGTCCAAAACCTCTACTTCTGTTTTGGTTTCTTCATCGTACACGGTTTTCTTGTCCCGGCAATATCCAGCAAATTCAATGTCAGACAGCCCGACTTCTTCCATGGCTTCTTTTACATCTTGCGAAATGAAGCCTATGTGGATTCTGTCGCTTTCAGGGTCGGAGAACGCAAAAGAAACAGGCTTCAGCCTGTCGAACAGTTCAACATATTTGGTGTCGATATCTGCAATTTCGGTTTTCTGGTTTCGATCTGATGTTTGAATCGTGCCATTGACAGCATAAACCGCTTTCCATTTGTTGCTTGAATCACCAAGGTAATACGCATCATTTGCAGATGCACGGAAGCGGTCACTAAGAGCAGCAACAAAATTCGTGTTATTACCGCCACCATAAAGCCTTATTGCCGAACCCGATTTCAGATTGATGCCCCCTGATTTCTGATCTGCAATTATAAAGGCTTCTCCACCGTCATAACCTAGATATCCTTTTCTATCAGTATGGCTTGCAGCATTTTCATACGAATCATAAAGGCCTATCCAACCCAGCCCAAATCTAAAGCCACCAACGGAAGTTGCATACTGGTGTGTATGTTCGTCACTATCATTTAGATTTTTGACCCAATCGCTCCACGTGTTGCTATAGTAGTATCTATGGTAGATTGGGCCAGCCCATCTATACGGGATAGCAATTTGTGCCCGGTTGCTGCTTGCGCTTTTACTGGTGTAGAAGAAAGTCAACACATACCACAAGGAATTATCAGGCGTTCCAACCGTTGTAATAATCAAGTGTTCAAGCGTGGTATTGGCATCAATCATGTTTGTGCCGCCTTGATAAACTGCAAGGCCATTTCCAACTACTGTGCCGAACTTGTCGTATGCTGTTTCACCAAGTTCAATAGCATTGCTTTTTTCACTGATTTTACAAAAGGCCATGCCCGTTCCATCCGGGTTCGGA